CTAACACTGGAGCGAATACTGCAGCTAAGTTTGCAGGATCACCAGCAGTAACTTTTTCAGATCCAACAGGATCAGAGGCCCAAAGTGCTTTATTTGCAGCTGAATCACAAGGTGATGGTGATGGAACTGAAATGACTCCTCACGTAGGATCAAATGCTGCATCAACATTTCATTGCAACCCAGGAGGAGGTAATTGGCAAGCACATATGAGTTTATTTACAGGAAGTGAAGGAGGAGGAGTAGTTCAAAGATTTAATTCATCAAGAACATTTGTTGAATCATTTGCACTTGGTAACTCAACAAATGGTTATACTAACACAACATCACACACATTTGCATCTTGTCGTTTTACTAATTTAAATGCTGGAGATGTTTTTATTACTACACCTGCAAGAAATGGAGGTCATTCACAATCATTAGCATGGGCTGATATGGATAGTAGTGATGATGATGAAACATATTTACCTTCAGGAGAAGATATGGATGGTTTTACATTTACTTCATATACCATATATTATGATGAAGAAGAATCTAACGGTTTAGCTACAAATGCAATTAATGCATGTAATTTAGAAGAAGTTAGTGTAACAGCTTATAGTCTTTCAGCAAGTCCAGTAGAAGGAATGGTGATTTATCTTCAAAATAGTGATGTTACATCTCCATTGGTTACGTTTGGTGGAGGATTAGGAAGAGCAGAAAGTGGATATGCAAGATTAGTTTCTGGAAGAGATAATTACGCTATAGAATTTGGAGCTTTTGCTAATGGTAGAGTTGAGTCTATTTCAGCTTGTTTATCAGATAGAAGACTTAAGAAAAATATCACAAAAGTAGGTACATCACCTTCAGGAATTAACATTTATAGATTTGAATATATTGATCCTAAATTATATGATGGAGGAATATTTGAAGGAGTAATGGCACAAGAAGTACCTGAAGCATCTATTTTAGGTGAAAATGGATATTATTCTGTGGATTATTCTAAATTAGATGTTACATTTAAACGAATAAATTATTCTTTAGTAGGTTAATATGTACACTTTTTTAAACGACAAAATTCTAGATGAAGAAGGTCGAGAAATAATGATGGATTGGGAAACTGACTTAATGCAAGAGCATGCTAAAGTAGTTACTAAAAATGGGGGTGATATATTAGAAATAGGATTTGGGATGGGTATTTGTTCTAACTTTATACAAGAAGCAAATATTAATACTCATACTATAATTGAAATTAATGATCAAATTTTTGAAAAGTTATTAGAATGGGCTAAAGATAAACCTAATGTAATACCTATTAAAGGTGATTGGTTTGATAGTATTCCAAATAAAAAATATGATGGTATTATGTTTGATACTTGGATGGAAAAAAATTGGCACCACTTTTTACCTAAAATAAAATCTTCATTAAATAAAAATGGTATAGTTACCTGGTATAACCCAGATACTAAAGATGTTATAGAACATAATTGTAATAATTTAAAATGGGGTACTCTAATAATTAAAGAAATTAATGTAAACCCACCAAAAGATATGCAATATAAATATTTTAGTAAAAAAATATATTGTGTGCCTAAATTAATATTATAATTATTATACTATAAGGAATTTTCCAATATGTATAACAAAATAAATCGTATGATTAAGAAAAAACAAGTTTTAGAAAAAGATGAAATTAGTAAAATTCAGGAGTTAAAAGATAGGTTAAACAAAATTACAGAAATTTCAGGTGTTGTAGAAGTACAAAATTATAACATACAAATAAAAAAAGAACAATTGAAGTTAAGTTTACAAGGTTTACAGCAAGAAGAAGCTGCTTTAGCTAAGAAATTAGAAGAAAAATATGGACCTGGTACTATTTCACTAGAAAGTGGTGAATTCTTACCGAGTAAATAAACTTTTGAAAAAATTTAGTATATTTATCATAAAAATAACATAAAATGGCAGAAACATTAATTTCCCCAGGAGTATTAGCAAGAGAAAATGATCAATCTCAAGTAACTTCTCAACCAGTACAAGCCGGTGCGGCTATCGTTGGTCCAACTGTTTTAGGTAGTGTAAACATTCCTAAATTAGTAACAAGTTACTCAGAATATTTAGCAAATTTTGGTAGTACATTTTCAAGTGGTTCAGACGAATTCACATATTTTACATCAATTTCAGCATATAATTACTTTCAAAATGGTGGTACATCATTAATAGTAAATAGAGTAGCTTCAGGATCATGGACTCCTGCAACATCTTCAGTAATTCAAAATGATGTAACTAGTACAACATTAAATCCTAGTCCTTACAATTTTACAGGATCAGCAGGAATAACAGGTAGAGGAGGTACAGCTGGTACTTTCTCAGCAGTTGCTTCTACAAAAGATGGAGGAGCTTCTGATGCTACATTTAATGTAGTTAGGGGAACTGCAATAGGAAAAATATATAACGGAACTGCTAATACAGTAGGAACTGCAGGTAGTTTCGCAGCATTAATTAACGCAGGTACTAATCCAGTAGATTGTCTTGTTAATACAGTATTTGGATCTAGTACTCCAATTTCACTGACTGGTGGAACAGGAACAGGTGCTACAGTTAAAGTTACAACTGGAGCAGATTTAGGTACACAAAGAGGTACAATTACAGAAGTAGAAGTAATTAGTGGAGGAACAGGATATATAGCTGGAGATATATTAACAATACCAGCAGGAGCTTTAGGATCAGGAATGATAAAAGTAGCTGCTAAATCACCAGATGCAGCAAACACAGTAGGTACAGCAACTCCAGGTACTCAAGTTATAACAGAAGGTACATCTGGAGCAGGTTCAAATACATACTCAGTAGCAAATGGTTCAGCTTCATCAAAAGGATCAGGTGCTACATTTAATTGTATATTTAACTCATCAGCAGGAAAATTAATAGCATCTACTACAATAACAGGTGGTGGTTCAGCTTTAACAGGTGCAACAGCTTCTCAAACTGCAACAGGATTAACATTAGCAAATTTAATATCTAATGGTGGTAATATTGCTAACGGTGGAGCAGGTGGTACATTTAGTTTAACTTCAGATGGAGCAGGTAATATAACAACACTTACTATTACAGATGCTGCAGGAGCTTCAGGATATACAACTTCTTCAGTAATAACAATTAATGCAGCAGCAATGAATGCTTTATCAGGTACTCCATTTGGTGCTGGTGTAGCAGGTGGTGCAGCAACATTTACATTTGCTCAAGCTAATTTATTAACAGAAGTAATTAGTATAACTCCAACAAATGCAACATTTGTAGAAGGATTCCAAGCAGGAAATACTATTACAATAGAATCTGGAAACATTACAGGAATTGGTAGTGATGTAGTATTTACATTATCCGCAGGTGATTTAGATAATTCATCAGCAGCAGTATCAGCTGCAGTAGCAGTAAATGGTGGAAGCAATCAGGATACTAATAATAACTTAGTAATTGAACCAACTTCAATTGTGTTAGTTACACAAGGAGCTACTGAATTTACAAATTCAAATGACATTGAAATAGCAGCCGGAGTAATTGGTACACCAACAACAGCAATAGACATAGATTTACAAGATGCGGATTTAGTAGATGATCAAGCTTTTGAATTAGAAACATTATCTGATGGAACTATAATGAATGTTGGAGATACAACAGGAGCAAATGGAACATTAACTGGTGGAACTTCTAATAATATTAGATGGGAAATACAAGGAAGAGATGTAGCAACTGGAACATTTAGTGTAATTATTAGACAAGGTAATGATACACAAACAGCTAAAAGAGTATTAGAAATATTCCCTAATGTATCATTAGATCCAAAAGCATCAAATTACATAGAAAGAATAATAGGTAATATGACAAAAGTATTTAATGGAGCTGGAACAACAGATCCATTCATAAGTACAGTTGGAAATTATCCAGTATCTTCAAGGTACGTAAGAGTAAAATCAGTAAAAGCTAAAACTCCAGATTATTTTGATAATAATGGAACAGCAAACCCAGCGTATGCTGATTTCTTACCAGATAATGCAAGTGGATCATTTGGTGGTGCTGAAGGAGAATTATTCTCTAAAACAGGATTCCCAGCTTATCAACAAGCTAAATATTATGATGCAATAACAGATGCAAATACACAAGGTATGACTACTACTGAAATGCAAACATATACAGATGCATTTAATTTATTAGCAAATAAAGATGATTATCAGTATAATATTATTTCTGCACCTGGTTTATATTACGCATCATCAATGATGGCAACTCCAATGAATACATTATTATCAAATACACAAGGAAGAGGAGATGCTATAGCAGTTATAGATTTAGTTAGCTACTCAGGAGGAACAGTTGCAACAGCAAAAACACAAGCTGCTTCAATTGATAATTCATACGCTGCAGCTTATTGGCCTTGGGTTCAATTAAACGACCCAGATTCAAGACAGTTAGTATGGGCAGTACCATCAGCGGTTATTCCTGGTGTGTATGCGTTTAATGACAGAACAAGTGAAGCTTGGTTCGCACCTGCTGGAATTAACAGAGGTGGTTTAAGTACGGTAGTACAAGCACAAAGAAAATTAACACAATCAAATAGAGATAGTTTATACACAGGTAAAGTAAATCCAATAGCTACATTCCCAGGAAGAGGAGTTGTAGTATTTGGACAGAAAACTTTACAATCAACAGCAAGTGCTTTAGATAGAATAAATGTTAGAAGATTATTAATAGCATTAAAATCATTTATTGTACAAGTTGCTGATAACTTAGTATTTGAACAAAATACGGCTGCTACGAGAAATAATTTCTTAGCACAAGTAAATCCATTCTTAGAATCAGTACAACAAAGACAAGGATTATTTGCCTTTAAAGTACAAATGGATGCTGCAAATAATGGGCCAGATGTAGTTGATAGAAATCAAATGGTAGGTGCGATATTTATCCAACCAACTAGAACTGCTGAATTTATTTATTTAGATTTCAACATTTTACCAACTGGAGCTGAATTCCCATCATAAGAAGTATAAAATATAATATGTATAATAAAATAAAATAATAATAAAATGGCAGTAGTAAATCCAAACGAAATGTTTTTCACAGCTTTTGAACCAAAAGTTGCCAATAGATTTATAATGTATGTAGATGGTATACCATCATACATGATCAAAGAAGTAGGTGAAATTAAGATAGAGCAAGGTGAAATTGTACTTAATCACATTAATACTTATAGAAAAGTAAAAGGTAAAGCTAAATGGGCTGATGTGTCTATGACATTATATGACCCAATTACACCATCAGGAGCTCAAGCTGTTATGGAGTGGGTAAGATTACACCACGAATCAGTAACAGGTAGAGATGGTTATTCTGATTTCTATAAAAAAGATGTAACTATTAATGTACTAGGACCTGTAGGTGATGTAGTATCAGAATGGATATTAAAAGGTTCATTTATTAAAGATGCAACATTTAAAGGATTTAATTGGGATACTGAAGCAGAAGCTCAAGATGTTCAATTAACTTTAGGAATGGATTACTGCGTATTAAATTTCTAAAAGAAATTTTAAATATATTAAAGAATAGCTTGGCTTCGGTCAAGCTTTTTTTTATGTTATATATGTATACACGAAATTAAGTTATAACTAAATAAAAGATATGAGTAAAGAAAAATTAAAATTCCCTACTGAAGTAGTTGAATTGCCCTCAAATGGTATAGTTTACCCATTAGATAATCCATTATCATCTGGAAAAGTAGAAATGAAATACATGACTGCTAAAGAAGAAGATATATTAACAAACCAATCATATATTCAAAAAGGTACAGTAATAGATAAATTATTAGAAGCTTTAATAGTATCAAAAATAGATTATAAAGATTTAATAGTTGGTGATAAAAATGCTTTATTAATTGCTGCTAGAATATTAGGTTATGGTAGCGAGTATGAGTTTACATATAGAAATGAAAAAGTTACAATAGATTTATCATCATTAGAAAATAAAGAATTTGATAAATCTAAGTTTGAACAAGGTAAAAATGAATTTCCATTTACTTGCCCAAAGTCAGAAACAATACTTACATTTAAACTTTTAACTCATAAAGATGAAACTAAAATTGATAATGAATTAAAAGGATTAAAGAAAATTAATAAAAATGCTTCACCTGAATTATCAACACGTCTTAAACACATGATTGTATCTGTAGATGGTTCTGATGATTCAAAAGATATTAGAAATTTTGTGGATAATTACTTCTTAGCACAAGATTCAAGAGCATTTAGAAATTATGTCAGAGATTTTCAACCAGACGTTGATTTACTAGTATCTATTGACACGTTAGAAGGTGGAGAGGAGGAGATCTCAGTGCCCATTGGGCTTAACTTTTTTTGGCCTGACACAGACCTATAGAGTAAGCTTATTTGCTCAAATTCATGACATAGTATTTCATGGTAAGGGTGGTTATGATTGGCATACTATTTATAATATGCCTATATGGTTACGTAATTTTACTTTCCAAAAAATAAATGATTTTTATATAGAAGAAAACGCTAGAGTTAAAAAAGCTCAAGGAAATAGTGGTAATACTAAATCACTAACTACGGATGGTAAAGTAACAGCTCCTGAATTTCTTAAACACGCTAAAAAACAACC